TACAAGACAGAAGTACAGGTGAAATCTTTGAAACACCACAGTTTATGTATATGATGATTGCAGCTACAATATTTCACAATTATCCCAAAGATAAGAGAATGACATACATTAAGAAGTATTATAGAGCTATCAGTAAGTTTGAAATAAACATACCAACACCAGTCATGGCAGGTGTTAGAACACCTCTCAGACAGTATGCTTCCTGCGTTCTGGTTGATTCAGGAGACAGTTTACCTTCAATCTTTACATCTGATATGGCCATAGGTAGATATGTTGCTCAGAGGGCAGGTATTGGTATTAATGCTGGTAGAATAAGAGGTATCAACTCTAAAATTAGAGGTGGTGAAGTACAACACACAGGTGTAATTCCTTTCTTAAAGAAGTTTGAGGCTACAGTAAAATGTTGCACACAAAACGGTGTAAGAGGTGGTTCTGCTACAGTACACTTTCCTATCTGGCATAAAGAGATAGAAGATATATTAGTCTTAAAAAATAATAAAGGCAGTGATGATAATAGAGTTAGAAAATTAGATTACTCAATACAATTATCTAAAATATTCTATGAAAGATTTATTAGAAATGAAGAAATAACTATATTCTCACCACATGAAGTACCTGAATTATACGAAACATGGGGTACAGATAAATTTGATGAAGAATATGAAAAGGCAGAAAGAAAAACTTCTGTATGGAAAAAGAAAATAAATGCTCAAGATTTATTCATGAGTATTTTAAAAGAAAGGGCAGAAACAGGTCGTATCTATATTATGAATATCGACCATTGTAATACTCATTCATCATTTAAAGATAGAGTATACATGTCAAACTTATGCCAAGAAATTACTTTACCAACAGACCCACTAGAACATATAGATGGAGATGGTGAAATTGCATTATGTATTCTATCAGCAGTCAATGTAGGTAAATTACAATACTTAGATGATTTAGAAACTTTATGTGATTTAGCAGTTAGAGCTCTAGATGAAATTATAGACTTGCAAGATTATCCTGTTAAGGCTGCCGAAATTTCTACTAAATCTAGAAGAAGTTTAGGTGTTGGTTATATTGGCCTTGCACACTATCTTGCTAAAGTACATATGAAATATGATGATAAAGAAGCATATAAAGAAGTAGATGAATTAACAGAACACTTTCAATATTACTTACTTAAAGCGTCAAATGAACTTGCAAAAGAAAAAGGTAAATGCGAGTACTTTGACAGAACTAAATATTCAGACGGCACTTTACCGATTGATACCTACAAAAAAGAGGTAGATGAGATTGTAAATCGTAAACTATCTTTAGATTGGGAATCTCTCCGTAATGAAATTAAAGAGCATGGTCTCAGACATAGCACACTCTCAGCTCAAATGCCGTCTGAATCCTCTAGTATAGTTTCTAATGCAACAAATGGCATAGAACCACCTAGAGATTATTTGTCTATTAAGAAAAGTAAAAAAGGTCCACTAAAACAAGTCGTACCTGATTACTACAGATTGAAAAATTTTTATACCTTATTATGGGATATGAAGTCAAATGAAGGATATATAAATGTTGTTGCAGTAATGCAAAAATATTTTGACCAAGCTATATCAGGCAATTGGTCATATAATCCAGAAAATTATGATGAAGGCCAAGTACCTTTATCTGTAATGGCAAAAGACTTATTGACAACCTACAAGTATGGTTGGAAAACATCTTACTATCAAAATACTTACGATAGTAAAAAAGATGAAGATGAACCAGCACACCCATTAGGTTGGAAAGATGATGTCGAAGAAACAAAAGAAACCGAAGATGATGAAGCATGTGATAGTTGCACAATTTAGGAGAAAACATGAAAGGAGTATTTAACAAAACAAAATCACTAGACTTCACAAAACAACCTATGTTCTTTGGTGAAGATTTAGCAGTACAAAGATACGATACATTTAAGTATCCTATTTTTGATAAATTAACACAACAACAATTAGGATATTTCTGGAGACCAGAAGAAGTATCTCTACAAAAAGATAGGAATGATTATCAAGATTTAAGAGATGAACATAAGTTTATTTTTACATCTAATCTGAAATATCAAACTATGTTAGATAGTGTTCAAGGAAGAGGACCAGCACTTGCATTTTTACCATTTGTAAGTCTACCTGAATTAGAATCATGTATTATAACATGGGATTTTATGGAAACAATCCACTCTAGGTCATATACTTACATTATAAAAAACTTATATTCAGACCCTTCAGAAGTATTTGATACAATTATTGAAGATGAAAGAATAGAAAAAAGAGCAAAGTCAGTAACAAAAGCATACGATGATTTACTTGAAATAGGACACAGGAAACTTATCGGTGAAAAAATAGATAATTACGAACTTAAAAAGAAATTATGGCTTGCATTATGCACAGTAAACATATTAGAAGGTCTAAGATTTTATGTATCATTTGCATGTAGTTTTGCTTTCGGTGAACTAAAACAACTAGAAGGTTCTGCTAAGATTATATCTTTTATTGCAAGAGATGAATCACAACACTTGGCAGTATCTCAAAGAATTATTAATAATTATAAAGAACACGAAAATGATAAAGTAATGTTAAAAGTTATTGATGATACAGAAGATGAAATATATAAAATGTATGATGAAGCTGTTCAAGAGGAAAAGAATTGGGCAACATATCTACTAACTAATGGTTCTATGATAGGTTTATCAGAAAAACTATTACATAGATTTGTAGAGTACATGGCGAATAGAAGAATGAGGTCAATTGGTCTGGAGGCTAAGTATGAACAAAAAACAAATCCACTTCCGTGGGTTGACCATTGGTTGAATAGTCGTTCTTTACAAAATGCACCACAAGAAACTGAGATAGAAAGTTATGTAATTGGTGGTGTTAAACAAGATGTAGAAAAGGATACATTTAGTAACTTCAAATTATGACAGAAAAATTATTAGGAAGATGTGCTAACTGTGATAGTGAGTTTACAATTAGTTGGCACATAGAACAAACTGATTTGCAACCATACACTTGTCCATTCTGTGGTCATGAAGTAGATTATGAGGAAATTGATGAAGAAGACTACAATAGCTGGGATTGATTATAGTTTAAATTCTCCTGCGATTTGTATATCAAATGGTAGTATGAAATTTAAAGATTGTACATTTCACTTTCTTACAGATAAAAAAAAGTGGCAATGTAAAATATCTAAAAATATATTTGGGTATTCACACAAGGAATGGACAGACCCTATAGAAAGATTTAATAATTTAGCAAGTTGGGCTCATAGATGTTTAAGAGAGAATGGTGATATAAATTTATATGATGGTAAAGATATTAAAGTTTTTATAGAAGGTTATTCTTATGGTAGTAAAGGTCAAGCCATATTTCAGATTGCAGAAAATGGTGGTATCTTAAAATCGTTTTTAAGAGCTAAGAAAATAAAATATGATATAATAGTACCTAGTGTTGTTAAAAAATGTGCAACAGAAAAAGGTAATGCTAACAAAGATTTAATGTATGAATGTTTTGCAAATGAAACTAAAACAGATTTAATGAATATGTTCGAGGTCGAAAAGATAGGAAATCCTATATCTGATATAGTAGATTCCTATTATATAATGAAATGCGGATATCTGAACTTAAAATAAAAAAAACAAAAAACAGGGAAGTAAATATGTTTCAGTATGTAATGATGAAAACTACCGATTTGGTTTTATTTTGTGAAAGATTAGAATATTATTTTAATGATTATGTTAAAGATGGTGAATCATCAATGGTAAATTTTACGAAAAAACCAGAACTTGAAAAGGCAGTAAGAGAATTTATTGAAAATAATAAATATAAGTTAGATAAGATAGAAACATGTGGTGATGATGAAGTTCATTACTATATAACTAAGACCAAATAGGAGAATATTATGAAATGGTATACTTATGTACTAATAATAGCTTTAGTAATTTGTGCAACAACAGCTAGAGCAGAAACAACAACAATAAGAATGTTTGTTAATGATGTGGAAAATCCTAGACCTGTAGTATTAATGACAGAACAGTTAGAAACGGTAAAGGTAAAAATTAAAAACAATTCTACAGGTACAGAGGAAGAGATATCTACTGAAGAAGAACCTGATTGCGAATGAAAATTCCTAAAATCGGCGATAAGATAGAACATACACTACCTCACTTAAATAAAAAAAGAAAAGGTAAAGTTACCTTAATACTTGATTCTCAATTTGTCTATGAATACGGTAAAAACAAACATACAGGATTTTGTATGTTCAGAGATGATATATGGTCATATGATAAGTAAATGAGAATCATTCTCACCTAAAAAAATTCAAAATAAAGCTTGACATGACTTCCTACACCTGTATAATCCAAGCATGGATTGTGCAAAAAATAAACAATATATTCCAAATGAGAATCATTCTCAAAAAAATAATTTAAATTATTTTTCAAATCCCTTTAAAATCAATGACTTATATAGGCAGAAAGTGCTTGACAAGGCTTTCCAGACCTGTATAATGGACACATAAGATAAAGAAATAAAAAGGAGAAAACATTATGAAATACATACTATCAGACATTAAGAAAGGTTACAAGATATCCACTATCATGAAGCGTAACCAATGTACAGCAACACTAGTTATTGCTTGTATGAGAATATTACAGAATTCACAAATGAGGGCTGCTTAATGATAACAAAGAATATGAAAACAGAAATAGCAAATATGAATCTATCACAATTGAATGACTTACAAAGTTTTATTCAAGATGTAAAAGTCATAAACGCTAAAACACAATTAAGTGTTGGTGATACAGTTTATGTAGTTCAAAAGACTAAAAAAACATTGGGCAAAATCTTAAAAATTAAGATAAAGAAAGCTGTTGTTGAAATGCAAGGTACCAGATATAATGTACCACTATCAATGTTGGAGGCAGTATAATGAGTATGAATGACTATGCTATGGATTTAGCAGAAGAAATTTTAGCTAAAACATATAAAAGAGTATCAGAAGGTGAAATAACTTTTGATGATACAGAAAATGTTTATATGGATGAATTAACATCCGATGAAAGAACAGCATTAGATTTCTTAGGCATTCACGATGAAATTGATTTTAGAGATGAGGTAGTAAATGAATCAAGCAGATAAACCGTTAGGTATGAAATCACTTATGGGTCTTACATCAGAAAGAATTTATTCTAAAAAATTCCTGATAGATGAAATCATAAAACACATGTCGCCTAGAGATGAGGGCTCACTTGCAAAAGGATTGCCTATAGATTATTTACATGATTTCAAAACACATTTCAAAGGTCAATTTAGAATTAGATACAGAGGTGGAAGTGATTATATGGAAAGATATATTAGAAGCCCTTATCATTGTATACAAAGATATGCAAAAAGTTTTGCAATATACCCTAAAAATTGGGTAGAGTTTAGAGAATTATTAAAAGAAAGAATGGAAGATGAAAATGAATAAGATTTTATTAGGTGTGCTGGTGTTTTTTTCTCTCTCTTTGTTTTCACATCCAGCACACTCTGGAGATTATGAAGAGGCTGTTGGTGCTCATGTGCTACGAGAGACACTTGCCGGCAGAGGTATGAAACACGAAGAAATTATGGCAAATGAATTAAAAAGAATTGCTCATAGACATACGATTGAGATACTTGGTATAATGTCAGAACATTTACCACACATATTAAAAGGCATTCAATCAGAGTTGAGAATGAAAGCAGATGAAGAATATAAATGTTCACTAATGGAGAATACGAGGTACCCTTGTAAATGATAAACTTTATAATTTTATTATTGACATTTATATTTGTTATGAATTTAACAAAAATACACGATAAAATTTGTATGATTTTATCAAACTTAGATGAGAGAATATTTGGAGGTAAAAATGAATCATAACGGATATTTTGCAGTTAAATTAGATAAAACATGGGCAGATGTTATCAAAAAAAATGCAACAATGGAAGTTGTTCGTGGAGACCATATCACACTTGCATATAAACCAGATGATGTTGCATTTGCTAGATATACTAAATTGGTTGGTAAAAGAGTTAATGCATATATTGATGAGTTAAGGAGAAATGAAAATATAGAAGCATTTTGGGTAACAGATATGTTTTACGATAGTTACAGTTTAACAGAAAGTGAAAAAGTATTAAAAAGGTGGGATGATGGTGCACCTCACATAACGATTTCACACAAGAAAGGATTAAAAGCTAAAGAAGCAAATACCATGTTTACAAATCCAACCCAAGTGGAAGAAAGAATAGGATATGTAGAAGGTACCATTGAGTGGATAGACTTAAAATAACATTAAACAACAGGAGAAAATATGTACACTAAAGAAGAAATAAGAAAAGAGTTTGCTACAGCAAAAGAAAAAGACCTAAGTGGTAAAACAGAAACTTTTGTCAATAGAGCTGCCATGATGAAAAAACACATGGAAGAAGAAAGAGATATGCCAGAGTTGTACGAAAGTATGGAAGACAGAAATGGTAAACCTTTTAATTTTGCTGGATTATATGAGACATATTCTTCAGACAATCCTAAAGAATACTTTTTCTTAAAATATTATGGTTTAACATACAGAGAAGTATGGATGAAAAAAGACCCTAAAGCATTTAGTGGTTCAACGGAAGATATGATTGAAAATGTATCAGTTGAGGTGCCTAATGTACCAAAAGATGATTTATCTAACATAGTGGAGGAAATGAGTGAAGTATAACGAAGATAAAATTTTATTAGAAATTGGTCAATATATTGAGGGTACATATTCTCAACACTATAGTGCTGATAAAAATGGATTTCAGGTACAAGATATGTTACGACATCTTGACCTTGATAAAGATTTTTGCCAAGCAAATGCTATCAAGTATTTGTGCCGATATGGTAAAAAAGAAGGTAGAAACCGTAAAGACATAATTAAAGCAATTCATTATTGTATATTATTATTGTCTAGTGAGGATTCTAATGGTTCATGAGTATCTAAAATTCATGGATGAGTTGCTGGTAATCAAGGCAGCTTTAGAATTACAAGAGGATTCTGGTAAGGTAAATACCGATTTACGAGACTATGTTGACAATCTCTTAGCAGAGTATAATATTTTAGTTGAGGAGATTGAAAAAGGCATGGAAAATGAGGCGAAAAAAACATTACATTGAGGCTTGACAAGGGCTTAAATATGTAGTACCATGGTCGAGACAGACTAAAAATGTCAAAATTGAAATAACTTTAAGGAGTAATATAATATGGCAAGAGCTAGACTAAGCAAAAAACAAAAAGTACTAAACCTATTATCTAAAGGTGAACCAGTATTCTGGAGAACATTAAGAAGTAGATTTGATTTATCATCACCTAGAGCAATGATTGATACATTACGCTCAGAAGGACACATGATTTATGTTAATCAAGGTACAGGTACTAACGGCAACAATACTTCATATCGTATGGGTACGCCATCTAAAGCTATCGTAGCTGCAGGTATTAAGGCACTATATGGTACAGAGTACGCTTATAGTTCTTAATGGATTAGGGTGCCCGAAAGGGCACCCACCATTATATGATAATTAGTTATAAGTTGGAGGCAATTCTAATGTATCACAAAATAAGTTCTATGTGTGATAAAGTAAGAGTAATTTATGAGAAGGCAGAAGAATTAAGGATAGCTAAATACGGCCACAAGGACGATGTTACTGAAAAGGAATCAGATTCAGATATAAACCGTAGAATAAAAGACATACAAACTTTATGCAGAGAAATAGCAAATGATAAAGGAAAATATAATAAGTATCCAGCAAAAAAGGATAATTAAAAAGAAACATAAGTAATATGACATGAATATAAATTATGAACCAATTATAGCATTTCTAATCATGATAATGTTACTTGCATATACCTTGCAAAAGGCAAATGCATTTTAGGATAGTAAAATGAGAATAATATTATACAGTAAAAAGAATTGTGTTTATTGCACAAAAACAAAAAATCTTCTTGAAAAATTAAACTTAAAGTTTACTGAAAAGAAATTTGAAGATTTTAATTCAGTAGATGATTTTAAAAAAGATATAGGTAAACAAGTAAGAACAATGCCACAAATAAAGATTAATGGAAATCTTATTGGTGGTTATAATCAATTAGTAGAATATTTTACTACTGAAGGTTTAGTTAACTTCAAAGGAGAGATAGTTGAGCGAAGACAAGGATAACAATAACATTAAAAATAATGTTATACAATTCCCCAAAAGAGATGTTAAACGAGATGATGGCCAAGATTCTTGGAAACTTGATGATGTTTGGACATATAACAAAGGTGATGGTACACCAAAAGATTTATCATTAGATAATGAGGAAAAGGTACACAATTTTGTTGAGGCCTTAGTTGAAGAACATGCCATCAATTACATTAAAACATCTGTGGATGCTGATATCAATATTGAACATAAAGATTTTTATAAAGATTTGGCATTTATAACAGATATGTATAGAGCTGCAACTTATAGAAATTTTGATATACAACATATATCACAAAAGGTTGTAGATAAACTGGTTTCTTTAGAAAAGTATGAAGGAAAATATCACCCTGTAATTGATTATAGACCAATCATTACCGAAAAGGATTATAACAATATGAATCCTGACCAGATGTGTTTTGATTTTTATAAAGAAAATCTTATACCCATACAAAGTGATATTGAAATTGATTTTGTGCCTGATATGGAATGGTTAGACCCTGAGGATGACCAATGATATTAGTTGACTTAAATCAGGTATTAATATCTAATGTTATGGCACAAACCAGAGGTAAAGAAGAAGCTAATCTTGATATGATTAGACACATGGTTATTAATAGTATTAGAGGTTATAATCTAAAATTTAAAAAAGATTATGGTACACAAGTACTATGCTCAGATTCATCTAATCCTTGGAGAAGACAATTATTTCCACATTATAAATGGAGTAGAAGACAAGGCCGTGATGAATCCACTACAGATTGGGATGATTTATTCGCAAAGATTATGGAAATTAAGGAAGAGATAAAAGAAAACTTTCCTTATATGGTATTAGCAATTGATAATGCCGAAGCAGATGATATAATTGCAGTATTAGTTAGAGAAGCAAATCATAAAAAAGAACCTGTGATGATTGTTTCTGGTGATAAAGATTTTATACAATTACATAAACACGAAAATGTCAAACAATTTGCACCTATTCAAAAGAAAATGGTAGGTGAGGGTATTGACCCGAAAGTATTTTTACACGAACAAATAATAAAAGGTGACCGTTCAGATGGCATACCTAATATATTATCTGATGATGATGTTTTTGTTACAGGTGAAAAACAAAGACCTATTAATAAAAAAAGGTTGGAAGAATGGGCTAACCTAGATAATATACCTCTTGGTAGTGAGACTAAGAAAAACTATGAAAGAAATAAGAAACTCATAGACCTAGAGGAGATACCGATATCTATAATGGAGAACATTATAAATAGTTACAGAAGTTATGAAGTACCTAATAGGTCAAAACTATTACCGTATTTCATGAAACATAAATTGAAATCGTTAATGACAAATATAAATGATTTTTGAAATTGGAGAATAAAATTATGGTAGAACAAAACCCACATTTAATATCTAAGAAAGCTATGGAACAAATGTCAACAACATCTGGTTCTCAAGCACCTTTAATGAGTGAAGTATTTAAAAAAGTACACAATGCAAAGGTCAAAGCTAAAAAGGTAGAAATCTTAAAAGAAAATAATACACCAGGATTAAGAATGATACTCAAAGGTGCATTTGACCCAAATGTACAATGGGATTTACCAGAAGGCACACCACCATTTATAGCAAATGAGGCACCAGAAGGTACTGAACATACAGTTCTAGAAAATGAATCTAAAAAGTTATGGCACTTTATTAAGAATGCTGACCCTTCATTAACAAAAGGTAGAAAAGAAACATTGTTTATTCAAGTTCTAGAAGGACTTCACAAAGATGAAGCAGAAATTTTAATCGCAGTCAAAGATAAGGTATTACACCGTATGTTTAAAGGTTTAAACGGCAATATGGTGAAGGACGCTTTTGGTTGGGATGAAAATTATATGCAAAAATCTTAAAAAAGTGCTTGACATATGATTTCATTCCTGTATAATGGAATCAATTAATCGAGGTATATATTATGGACTATGGCGTAAACTTTGCAAACTTTAACGGATTAATCAAGATTCCTTTTGACATGAATCCTAGATTTACACCAATTAATACTATAGGATTCAAAGACTATCATCAAGACTTATATGAAGAAAGACTTTGTGAGTATAACAGTTTAATGGGTGATATGTCTTTTGAATCAGACCTTGCAAGAGAAAAGAAGTTAGTTATAAAAACTTCAGAGGCAATGAATTTAAGTGATGAACCTTTTTATGATATTATAGAAATGGGTTTAGAAATACCAGATGATGTTGTCATCATGCATAAGGGAAAAGTTGAAGCGTGTTTTGTTGCAATGGCAAGTGGTTGGAATCCTAAAAATGTAAAAGGTATGACACTATCAGAAGTTCATGAGCCTGTTGCTGATGGTGAAACTTTAAGAAAAGCTAGTGATGGTATTTGGCGTGCTATGACAAGTGGTAAATCTTTTCATAGACACACATGGGCAATATCATC